TGCTGCTTTGGTTGGTACAAGCCTTAGCGTTTCCGATGGTAACATCACAAACGTTGGCGTTCTTGAAGCCGACACAATTCAATCCGATGCTGATGCTGCAGGATTGAATATCAATTTTGATGGTAACACTGGTACCAACAAGCTGTCCTTGGCTGACAATCTTGCTAGTGCTCTTGATATTACTCAAGGTGCAAATTCCTATATTAAGTTCGATTCAACTGATGGCGACGAGGCACTCAGCTTCGGCACAACGCCAATCGTTGAATTTCTTTCCACAGGTGGCTCAACCGGCGATGCCGACTTCAGCGTCTCTGGTTATGCACAATTCGCAGGAATTGTTGAAGTTGACGGCGCATTAGATTGCGACAGCACTTCTACCTTCGCTGGTTTAGCGACATTAGCTGCTGGTGCAACTCTTAGCGGTGGCGACTTAACTGTGACTTCTGGCGATATCACTTGTTCTAGCACTTCTTCGGAAGTTAAAGCTGGTTCTTTTGTTACTTATTCAGACGCCGCTCTCAAAACAAACGTAGAGACTGTCGATAATGCTATGGATATGATCCAAGGCCTTCGTGGTGTTTCTTATGATTTGAAAGCAAACGGCACCCGTGAATACGGTTTCATTGCTCAAGAGGTTAATGAGATACTTCCCGAGGTTGTTTCCACTAGTGGAGACCTCATGGGTATCGATTATACTCGTATTACTTCATTGCTTGTCGAAGCAGTTAAAACTCAGCAAGCTGAGATTATTGCTCTTCAAGAGAAGCTTGACAAGTAAGCCGACTTTTTAAGTTAGTTCACTTGTGTGGGATTGGGGGGTTCGCCCCCCGTCCCTTTTTTGTTTTAAAGCTCTAATTAATTCATGTTATAATCTTTTGATTAAGAGGAAAAAAAATGTCTAGATATGGAGATGGAGCAAACATAACCGGTTCTTTAATAGTTGATGGCGAAATTGAACTTGGAGACGGCGACGACAATATTATAATGGACGGTGCTGATAATACCCTTGTTGTCGATGGCGAAAATAATAGAGTTGGGATTGGTACCGAAACACCCGATGGACTGCTACACATTAGTACCGCTACAGCCGACGCCACACTTATAATCGAAGCAGACACCGACAACAACAATGAAGGCGACAACCCGATATTAATTTTCAGACAAGATGGAGGACTAGTCGACTCAGCGATTTACCATTCAACCGCTCCTTCGAACAACGATCTTCATATAGCTTCTGCAATCAATATGGTATTCTCAACATCAACCAACGGACGCTACGCTAGCGCAACACCAAAAATGGTAATCAATGATACCGGCGAAGTAGGCATTGGGACAACAGAGCCTAACGATGATGCGATATTAGAATTATCATCGACCAATCAAGGTTTCATGCTCCCAAGAGTAGCAAGCACGTCATTGCCAACTGTAACGTCTGCTCACAATGGTTTGATGCTTTACGAATCAGACACCCATCGATTAAAGATTGTAGCCAACGGTGAATGGGAAACAGTTAGTTTTGAAGCCTAAGAACGAAAAAGAATTAAATAAAATAGCTTCAATTGAAAAAGCCATTGCGAAGAAATTTGGTAACGATGCAATAGTAAATCCAAAGTCGCTTTGGTCGGATGATAAAGAAAAAGAATACCTTAAACAACTTAAAGATTTCTATTATAAACAAAGAGACTCACATGAAAACTCAGAGAAAACTGAAAAAGATGGTTTTTTAGTTCCCAAAAATCTAATTACTAAAGAATCTAAAAGAGTTTGCCCGGTTTGCGAGACTTATTCTTTTAGTATGAGAGACGATCTTTACATGAATAAATACGAATGTTGCTTTTTATGCTACGTTCAATGGGTAGAAGATCGAGAAGAAAGATGGTTAACCGGCTGGAGACCGAACAAGGAGCAAAATTAAATGGCTAGTGTATATGATATTATTAAAGGGCTTAATCAAGCTGCAGCAAATGCATATGACGGTTCTCATATGGCTGGATATAACGCCGATGGCGAAGAAAGAAAAGTAGGACTTAGACGAGAAGAAGGCGATCCCATTACGGATAGCAGAGTGATGGATGGCTTTAAAGTACGCATTAGCGGGCCAAAATGCATCGTCACATATCAGTCTGAAATGCCTATGAAAGACTTCCACAATACCAAAATTGAAGACGAGATTGAGCAGATCTATGCAGACATTGCTAAGTTTCTTAAAAAAGAATACAAAGCAATTACGAAAGAGACTCTTTCTTTGACTCCAGATGGTCCCTGTGAAATCTTAATGCAGAACATGTCTAAAGTTCGAACTTGGGCACAATGCAACAAAGTTTATACAATTGGGAATATGACCGATGTATTACCTGTCGGAGAGCCTTCAGAGGATAGACTAGAGGATAACTTCCGCAAGTTTTTAGAGTTGGACACCGATAAAAAACCAAAGAATGTAACCCGAAAAAGTGATTAATGGCTTACAAACTCACCAAAGAAAAGATAATTAAAGAAGTCGTAAAATCTGGTAAGAAGCCAGTTTATTTTATCAACACATACTGCAAAATCCCACACCCCGGAAAAGGTTTAATTCCCTTTAATACGTATGATTTTCAGAATGACTTGGTTGAAGAATTGGCAATGCACCGCTTTATGATTATTCTCAAAGCCCGACAGCTGGGAATCTCAACGATCACAGCAGCTTACGTCACATGGCTTGTTCTTTTTCATCGCGATAAGAACGTATTGATTGTAGCTACAAAGTTAAACACTGCAGCTAACTTAGTTAAGAAAGTCAAAACAATATTAAAGAATCTGCCTGAATGGCTAAAAATAGCAGACTTAACAATAGATAATAAAAATAGTATTGAACTTAGTAACGGCAGTCAAGTTAAGGCATCTTCTACTTCAGGTGATGCCGGTCGTTCCGAAGCACTATCTTTGTTGGTTATTGATGAGGCAGCACATATCGAAAACCTTCAGGATCTCTGGACCGGTCTTTATCCTACGATTTCTACTGGTGGACGTTGCATAGCCATTTCTACACCAAATGGTGTTGGCGATTGGTTTCACGAAACATACGTTGGCGCCGAAGCTGGCGAAAATGAATTTCAACCGACAAAACTATTATGGGATAGACATCCGGATAGAGATGTAGAATGGTTTAAAACAGAAACAAAGAACATGAGCCAACGTCAAATTGCACAAGAATACGAGTGTAATTTCAATACTTCTGGTGATACGGTGATTCACTCGAATGATATCTTAAGAATCAAATCAACCATAAAAGAACCCATTTATCGGGTTGGATTTGATAGAAACATATGGATATGGGAAGAACCAAAAGACGAAAACACATATTTGATATCATCGGATGTTGCACGTGGCGATGGCAAAGATTCCAGCGCTTTTCACGTTATTAAATTAGAGACAATGGAAGTAATTTGCGAATATAAAGGAAAGCCAACACCGGATGTTTTTGCCGATATATTAAACACAACTGGTATCCAATATAATACAGCAATGGTGGTGGTGGAAAACAACTCTGTTGGGTTTCATGTTATCGAGAAATTAAAAGAAAGGGATTATCCCAACGTATATCACTCTAAAAAAGGGACTCATGAGTATGTTGAACAATATCAAGCAGAAGGTAATTCAAGTATCGTTCCCGGCTTTACCACATCAATGAAAACGAGACCTTTGATCGTTGCTAAGTTCGAGGAATTTATAAGAAATAAAGTGTTAACTATTTATTCTAAGCGGCTAGCCAATGAGTTAGATACTTTTATTTGGAAGAATGGTCGACCCGAAGCGCAACGTGGGTATAATGACGATTTAATTATGTCTATGGCAATCGGCTGTTGGGTGCGAGACACTGCGATAGTTGAAAATCAAAAGGACATCGAATACAAAAAAGCATTTTTAGGTGCTATAATGACTTCAAACACTCAGTTGGATACAAGAGTACCCGGAATGCACAAGAGAAGCACACAAGAAAAAATGTTTGATGAACAAAAAAAGATGAAAGAATTTTCATGGATTATAAAAGGATAAAAAATGGCTAACAACAACAATAGAAATCCGGACTCACCTCTCTTTAAAAGATTAACGAGACTCTTTTCCGGACCAATTATTAACTACCGATCACAGAATACAAGACAATTACGCCGCCGCCGCCTTGATAAATACGCCAGAACGTTCAAAGATGTTGCCGGTCAGAAGTTCGAACGAAGCGGTTATAATCCACTAGACAACTTCTCCTCTTATAATATGGACACTCAAAGCAGACTTTCCCGTTATGCAGACTTTGAGCAAATGGAGTTCATGCCTGAATTAGCATCAGCTTTAGATATTTATGCCGATGAAATGACGACATTCAACACATACAACAGAATGATTCGTATCCAATGTCCTGATGAAGAAATTAAGCAAATATTAGAAACTTTATACTATAAAGTATTGAACATAGAGTTCAACTTATATGGTTGGGCACGCACAATGTGTAAATATGGCGACTTCTATCTTTATTTAGATATCGACGCCGACATGGGCATTAAAAATGCTATTGGTCTCCCTTCGCGTGAAATAGAAAGAATGGAAGGCGCAGACAAAAACAACCCTAATTACATCCAATATCAGTGGAACAGCGCTGGAGTTACTTTTGAAAATTGGCAAATCGCACACTTCAGAATTCTTGGTAACGACAAGCATGCCCCTTACGGCACATCTGTATTAGATCCAGCTAGAAGAATTTGGCGCCAATTAACATTACTGGAAGACGCA